CGATCTCGATGTCCGGGAACTGTTCTTTCAGCGCAGAAGTGGATTCTTCGGTATAGATGAACATGTTCCGGGACTTCTCGATGGTCTCCCCGTCCCATGTGCAGTTCAGCTTGTCAATGTAGCTGCACCGGATATCCCCGATCCCATTCAGCTTTTCCGCATCCCAAAACACGCCCTTGATGACGAACCCGTGCTTGAGCTTGTACCACCAGGAATCGGAATAGACCTTCCGGTATCCGTTCTTTTCAAGGATGACAGGAACGGCCATGCTCAGTTTCTTGGCTTCCTCGTCATCGTCACGCTCTGCAGGCAGGAAATTCGGCTTCGGGTAGTTGTCCATGGCGTCGGCATGTTTATTCGCAAGGATGTTGAACAGGTATGCTGTCACAGGTTCCGGGCGGGCAACAGCCTGCCTGCCTCGGAAAACCTCCCAATGCCGTGAGCGATACCAGGTTTCGTTCTCGACGATCTCCTGGTCAATGAGCGCATGACTATCCTTGGCCTTCCGCAGCGCCTCAAGACCATCCCGCGCCGTCTTCTGCGTTGAATAGCTCTGCGGTGATGCTTTGGCCCTGTCAATCGATATGTTCAATCCCAAAAGATTCATCTGCATGTTGGTTCCCTCCGTTTCCATATTATCCGAGCGCATCACAGGCGCATGAAACCATACTCTACAGGTTCGGTGTTTTCATCTGCCAGCGGTCCCGGCCATGGCACCAGCTTCGGCTTCGGCTTCTCTGGCCTGCGTGGCGGAATCGGGTACTGCATCAGGTGATACTTCATTTCATCGAAACAGTTATGAGCCACAACCCCTCCCTGTATCACGAAGTTGTGCACATCCTCCACTTCCATGTTGTAAACAGGCGCTCGTCCTGCGCACCGAATGGCTTTTATTTTTACACCCATCGCAAAATCTCCTCTTTGCATATCTGTTTGAAATGTACTTATTGCCGCACATTTCGCATATCTTCTGGATATCATCTATACCAGATTCCCTACGATGTGCAGAACGACAGTTTGGACCACAGAACGTATTTCCTCCCGAATGGTACATGGTGTTCGTCATGAACGACTTCCCACAGTGGGTACAGATGTGCTCTGACGCTTCCCTTTTTCTCCACGTCTCTTTTGCCTGTATTCCGTGCCACGTTTTTCCCGATTCAGACGCATGCCACTCCGGAGCCTTCGCTATAGCAGCCTGGATGTTTGCCCGCGCAATTTCCTTCCTCACAGGATCGGCCATGTGTCTTTCTGAATGCTTTGATTTTTCCATGGTCATCAGATTGTTGATATCGTTGTTCGACCTGTTCCCGTCAATATGATGAACAGCATAACCAACAGTGACAGGCCCATGCGCATCTTCCCACACCTTTCGATGTAATCTCACGCCTTTCCTCTGAAAGTAAAACCCGCACTTGTAATACCGTATTCCTTTATACTCTTGCACTCTTTCGCTCATCACTATAACTTCCATGGTCACCTCCATATATCGCATCGTATCAGTAGTGATCCATGGAAAATAAAACGACACCCTCCGTCAGTTCATAAGCCCTTGTCCAGGTGCCATCCTCAAGCATGAATTTATGATTTGGCGTCGCCTTTATCACTGTTCCGTCTTCAAGTTCAATCTCTATGATTTCCGCATCCGGTTGAGTCATCCTGCAATCCGAATATGCGTGTAACGCCCCGTCATGACCGTAGACTAATCCGAGTGTTCCAGCCATATCTGACATGGTTTTCTTGCCTTCTGACGTTACTACGACCGTTTCGCCAACAAGACAGTGATCTTCACCGTCACTGTCCACATCCTCCGGGTTGTGTTCGTCCTCAAGCAATTCAGGCATGGTCCTGATCGTGTCCTTGCATGTATCGAATACCTGCATCATGGGCTTCCCATTGGCATCGAATGCCAGCCGGTAATGGACCTGCATCCTTCCTGCGATACGCGCATGGTCACCCTTGTCGAAATAGATCCCATGCCTTTCCATGGTGTCTGCAATGGATTCCCCACGCGACTTGTCCCATATGGCAGGATCAGCAACGCCATAGATTTTCCTGCCGGCCAGAAGTGGATGCTGCCGTTCCGTCTCAAGAATCATCCTGGCCTGTTCAGCCGGGTCTTTCCTTGTTCCGACGTTCGGCTCCTTTCCGCATCCATACAGTTCGGCCACGCGATAGATCATGCCGTCGAAGTCCTGCGCCCACCAGCCACATGAAAATGGCTTCGAATACCCAAAGTCGTATGAACGTGAGAACCGCCATCCTTCCGGAATCTCGAACGCCTTGACGACATGTGTCCACCTATGCCCCTTATCCGGCGCATTCCGGAACTCAGGGAACGCAGCGCCCTTTGCTGATCCCCATTCGTTGAGGACATATACCTGATAGTAGTAGGGATCCAGATACTTGTATGATTCGAGCTGCGCCTTGTAGTCGGCATCTATAAATTTGTTGTCCAGATATGTGCTGTTGTGGATCGTGGTGTCGCTCCTCTCGAATGCGAAGAACTCACCACGCAGCCAGTTTGAATATGCCACCGGATTGAATGACACGATGATCTGCTTGTAGAATGGCGTCCATCCACGCAGACGAAGGTTGACCTGGCGAAGATCGCGTGCCTCGAACTCGTTTGCTTCCTCTCCCCATACTCCGGTGATGTCGAAGATGGATTTCAGCTTTTCCACGTCATCCAGACCGGCCAGGATGAATTGATTCCCATTGACGCAGGTAATAGACATGTCTGTCTTGTTTATTCGAAACAGGCGATCAAGGCCCCACTGACGGATCACGCCGCAGATCAATGCGAAACATGACTCTCTGAGCGTCTTGGCCACCTTGCGAAGCACAAGGATTCGATGGGGATGTGCCGGGTACTGCTCTGTCAGGATTCGATACAGCAGCTTCTCCACCACGAACACGGATTTCCCGCTTCCGGCTCCACCCTTGAGAACAAGGAAGCGCCGTTTGTCCCGATACAGTGGTATGAATGTGTCATTTGTCAGCGAAGGAAGTCCGGAAAGATCAACGGTCATTCCTGATCACCCCCGTTTTTCGGCAAGGGCTCGTGTTGTTCACCAAAAGGATCCACGATGTTCAGGATCTTGCTGAAACCGTCCTTCTCCTGTGCGGCCTGTGATTCTTGGATAGCCAGGCGGCGTCTGTCCATCTCCAAGGATTCACGCTGAATGGCCAGCTTCTCGCGCTCTATCGCCATCTTGGCTTCAAACTCCACCGTTATGCGGCCATATTTGAGGATCAGCTCAAGCGCCTTGTCCTTCGCATGGAACTTTATTTCGCGCTCTGTTCCCCATTCACCCGGCTTGTGCTTTATGCCCTGTATGGCGGCAGCGTCATCGTCGCTGATTGACTCAATTACACCCGTACTTGGGTTCATGACTTTCAGTGGGTTTGCAAAGGCGATTCGTGCAGCCTCACGCATGATCCTTTCGAACTCAATCCCTGTCCTCGTGCTTTGTTCAGCCAATTTACGCATGATATATGCGGAAACATTGACTTGCTTCCGCATGATTGACGCCAGCCTTGCCGCAGCCTTTGGACTGAAACCCGCTCGTATAGCGGCTTGGCGTTGGTTCAAGTCAACAAGGTATTCGTCCGCGAACTTCTGTTCAGTAGCCAGCAAAGGCGTATCTTCTGTCATTGAAATTTTCTTTACGGCGCGTGGTTGCGAACCTGCTTTGGTGCGGATCGCAGGCGTTTTCTTCTTTGCAGTTTTTCGCGTTGCTTTCTTCTTTGTTGCCATTGTGTCGCGCCTCCGTACCTCAATGGTACATGGGAAGCGCATCACGAAATGAAACGGGCATGGAAAAGGCGGGGGTCGCCCTCCCGCCTATCTATCAATGGTCTGCATCGGTGTGTTCCGGCATACCCGGACCGGCAGTACCAAGCAAATTACATATTGCGACTTCATTATACCACTTATACTTCATGTGTATCATGTGTGCTGTGAAACTTTCTCCCCAAATTACTTCATAACGGCTACTATGAACATCGCAATAACTACCCCAACAATCATTCCTTTTAAGAAACCGTTCCACCATTCAGCCATATCAACCCTCCCGACCTTTCTGGGCCTTGCACCACTCACACTCGCTTGCGTGGTTTCCGTCACGGCACCCGCAATCAGGGCAAGGATTCCACTCAAACCCAATCCGATGGTCCGTTCCGTTTTCGGATGAGTGAATTGAAAACCCATCGTTGCCACCATTATCGCCAACAAACATTCCCATAAAATCGTTCTCCATCTGCGAAGTAATTGAATCATGTCAAATTCCTAATCGTATCTTGCGTGCCTTCCTGGCCACCTTCCGTTCCTCCACCAATCCCCAATATGGATGATCCTGCTTCCGCATGTGCCAGCATCCTTTTTGAACACACTCCTTGCCACGCATCTGCTTCACGGACAGGAAACACTTGTGAAGGATGCAGTAGGCCACCGGCATCTTGACGTATTTCCCGTACAAGTCTCCCATCATGCCTTCCAATCGTCAGAGAAGCGCGGATGCATCGGATGTGTGCAACCTTTCCCTTCTGACCAGAACCTGCATGGCTTTGCTTTACGAAGCTCACCGTCACCTTGCGCCGGGAACGCACGTGAATCCTTTGGAATGGGTTCCCCGGTCCGGCACCAATGGGATGGCATCCGGCAGTTCTCCCTCAAGAAGTTATATCTCATGCCACTTCTGCGCTGGCGCAATACCTCTGTTTCGTGCTTTGTCTCATGTGTTTTCATGTACGGATTTCCTCCGTTTTTTCTGGAACCCGCTCATGATCACAATTGCGCAGGCCCCTTAATTTTGGATTTCCTTTGTGAGCAACCGGTATGCCATATTGGTGCATTTTCCTGATGATGGTACACCGGGCGCAAAGGGCTTCATCGGCCATGTGTTGAGGCGTCAGCCCGGCGCGGTGCCTCTGCAGCATCCACGCCTTGCTGATTACTACCTCGCCACGTTCCCAGCGGAAATCATTGATCTGTCGGTATACTCGGTTGCGACTCAGGCAGAATGTCAGGACCAGGTTGTCCAGGGTTTCCCTCTTCGTCCGATGCAGGTACCACAGGCGGGACGGTGTCGGTTGTTTCTCCATCGGTTTCCGCCTCCTTTGTGACTTCTTCGGTGGATAGAAGATATCCGCCCTCGAGCTGCTCCACCTTCACTCCCCAATTGCCCATGGTTTCCTTGAATTCCTCGATTGGCACCAAGACGGGTTCGGACCCGATGATGCAGGCCAGCATGGTCATGACAGCTTCCAGGCGATTCACAGCCCGGTCCCTTTCGTCCTGCTTCTGGCCGATCTGCGACGTGACACGATGCAGCAATTCGCGGCCGCGATCAATGTGATTTTTCTGCCGGACAATCTCTGCCTCCATGACCTCGCGCTGCCGTGCCATTTTAAATTTAAGGCGATCCATCTGTCGTTCCATCCTCTGGATCTTTTCCTTGTCTGTTTCTCTCGTTGCGCCTCTTGCCATCGTTCTGTTCCTCCTTCATCATTTGACCACTATCAACGGGATTCGCGGGAAACGCGCCCGGAATAGCTTTTCTTTCAAAAGCCAGGACGGAAGCTCCATGCCCTTGAACTCATGGACCTCTGCCCTTTCGTCCGGGAACCATACCACGAAATCAGCCTTGTACTTGATAACGGTTCCGTCTCCATCCAGCAGAATGAATTCCACTTGCCGGCCAATTCCCACGATGTCACCGGCAAGCATCCGGAACAATAAATCTTGGTAATACTCCGCTTCGCCTTTGGAATCGAAGCATATTCCATTCACCCACGTTTTATTTGCCCCATACTTGGATGGCCTCTGTTTGCCCTCAGGAGCG